ATTAAAACAGTTAAACACTTATTGTCATCAAATGAATGGTCATTCGAGAATGATCCAGACTGCTTTAAAAAGTCAGTAGTCATGGATATATTGAATGACTACAAGGCTCCTTAATACGTTGTTAATAATAAACATGGAGGTACAACTATGGGTACATAACTAAAAGACTTCCTCTTAATTAGTTGACAATCATAGGCATAGCGAGTAAGTATTTATTCGCTATGTCTTAATCAGCATTTCTTAATATCAAAGACACGAAAGTTCTTTCGCTATGTCTTAATCAAAGAAGGGTAAATTTTTTCTCGTGTAAGTTGTAGAACATTTTGAGAACATTTTAACGTGTAAATTTGTTCTTGGTTTGTTCTAATATAGCTATGGTAGGTATGCAGTTTTTACATATAGTGAAGATCCTTTTTAAAGGTCATAGCCTGGAGCTTGTTTTCAAAAAAGTTAGTAAAATCAACACTTCTAGACGATTTTAAGGTATTCCGTTTTTGCATAGGCTAAAGGGTATGTAAAAATTGCATAGGTAGAACAAAAGGCGAACTATTACAGCTTCAAAAAAAATTAAATTATTTT